CAGCGGTACGCCTTCGTTTCCCTGTCAATCGTCGCATAAATCTCCTCCCACGCAACTTTATTGAGCCGCGTGTAGGAAACGACGGTCCAAGGGCGAGAAGTCACGTCTAGGACCATCCCAACGGTGAAATCTGTCTGCCTTCCAAGATCAAACGCGAGAAGATACTTGTTTCCCTCGCGATAAGGCTGCCAATGGGGCAAAGCGGGGTCAAACGCGTTATCGCGCTGGTCACGCGTGAAGGCGAGGCCACTGTAGTCAACAAATTCGCCCTCAAGCACCTGCTTCCTGATCTTGGGGTCCGCAGACTGGAGCAACTGATCGCGCATCCGGATATCTTCGGCAGGCAGGAACGGATTGTCGTAGATCGACCCGCGCTGCGAGTAATACCCCGGCGTACCCCTCTGACCCCGCTCGTAGTAGAAATAGAGGTCGTTGTACCCCTTCGGAGTACCAATCAGGTCGATTTCACCGCCACCAGCCAGTCGCATGACAATCACATTCGTCATCAGGCTCTTCAGGTTCGTGATCCAGCCCGCTTCATCGATGGAAAGGTACCGATAGGCGTGTCCATCAATGTATTTGCCGTCATCGTGGGCTGAACGGCAGTGGAAAACGCTTCCATTGGCAAAAATGATGTGCGGGAAGGGCGTGGCGCGGATTGCCTTGACGAGAACGCTCAGAGGACTGTCCTTGAGCAGTTTTTTCGCCTCTTTGAAGACAATCGCAGCCTGATCCGCCGACATCGCGACCGAAATCGTCTCGTACTCGGCGTTTTTCCACTCTTCCTTGGTCTTCGCCTTGATCCCATGCTTGAAAATGCACTTCCAGATGTGCTTTTCAGCAATAATGGTACTTTTGCCCCATCTGTTGCCCGGAACAAGCGTGTTGATGCTCTTCGTACTGTTCGTCAGCCACAACTGCTGACCCGGATGGGGCTTTTTGGGCAGGAAAGTCCTACAAAAGAGGTTTGAGTCCGTGGCACAACGCGACCACAGAGCCATAGCCTCCGGGGTCATGCGTCCTCGGAGCCGGTTTCGTCGGGAAGAGCAGCGGCAGCGGGGTTCTCGCCTTCAGTTCCAGCCGCCGCAAGGGCATCCAGCAACTCGTCAAAAGGATTCCCCTGAGTCAAACGGAACCACATATCCATCGCCTTCATCGTATCCGTGATCGTCGGCTTCCAGTTCTTCTGGTTCGCAAACCCCTTCTGAATGATAGCCTCTAGGATCTCGATGTTCGTTGCACGCGGGGCAGACAGATCGACTTCCGGAGTGATCGGCTTCAAATGCTTCTTGTGCCGAGAGAGGGTTGCAAGGTTGAGAGTGACACCATCCTTCGCAGCGGCGTTGATGATGGTGCGGAGGGACGCGCCATCCGCCAGCATAGCGGTAGCCGTCTCGCCCCATTTGGTCCCATTCTTGAGCGAACACAGATCCGGGCATTGGAGATCGTATTCCATCACTCGATAGTCGGATATCCGGCTGCCTGCCACACGGCCCAACTCGTGGTCAGCCAATCAGACTTCAACGCATTCAACGTAGTCTCGGCCCGCGCCTGTGCAGCAGTGTCAGAAGCGTCAATCGCCTTCTTCCTTTGACGCATTGCGACCTGAACGACAAAAAGAACACCCACCATGCTCATCTGATCGGCCTCCGCATCTGGTCCGCGCAGTCAGCGCAAATCTGGTTCCCATTCGCGTCAATGGTGAAAAGCCCTTGCTTCCGCTCCTTGCAGTGCCAGCACATCTGGGGCTTCTCGGCCATAGGCTCCGTGGTCCCGCGCTTCCTCTCAACGATCAATCCCATCAGAGACACCCCTCGCAGAACCGCCCCAGCGGCCTTCCCTTGTCATCCCGGTCCATCAAGACCTCATCCGGGGGAAACATTTCGCCGCAGTTATCGCATCTGATCGGCTTCTGGTGAGGATGAATATCGTGATCCTTCTTCTTCTCCACGATGACCGTCCTGCGCGTCCTGCTCATTCTTCCTCCTATTTGCTAGGGAGGCGGGGGGCCAGCATCCCCCCGCCTCCAACCTAGCGAACCGGCGCGACAACCACCCCGTACACGCGCATTGTACCATCCTCGCGAGAGAAAGTCACAGGAGAGAACTCGATGTTGAAAGGCCGATGCAACTGAAGAGCATAGTACTCATCGCGGGAGACACCGAAGACGGCCCTATCAGACCTGAAATTCGCCCCACGCCAAGCATACGAGAACTGGTATATCTCCTCAAGGAGCATCTCGACAGGAAGAACGGGCCTCCGAAGATCGGAAGAAGTAGAAGGCCCGTAATTCAAGATCCAATCAGGAGGAGGCGGAAGGGTCCTGCGCGGGAAACGCGTGGGAATGTCGTGGAGGTTCACGAGAAAGCCCCCACGAGAAACATGAAGACGACCCAGCCGAAGAGGATCAGCGCCCCTTCCTTCCACGTCCCATTGATCTCCATCAGAGCGCGCCCTTCCACTCGCCCAGCAGGCTGGGGCACTCAAGGAGCGGACTGACGTGCCTTTCGGGCGCTACGGAGGACGGACTCCGCGTAGCCAGCCTCGCCAGCCGGTACAGGTCATCCAACACCTTGTAGGCGAGCCGAATCGCGCCGGGGGTCATCCCAAAATGGTAAAAGACGCCCAACCCGTCCCGCCCCGCGATCAGAATCCCCTGCTTCTCGCCCAGAACAGCCTCAAAACTGGTCTGGAGGTCGCTCAGGATCTTGCCGACAGTGATTGCATCCCAGTGCAACTGGGTCGCGTTGTTCTCCAGCCAGTCAGTCAGCGGCTTGGACCGCAATTCCATCTCCGTATCAGTGTTCATCAGGTGATACAGCACGAGGAACTGCGAGAGAGGGTCATTGTGCCCATTGGGAACCCGGTAGGCGAAGTGGGTAGCCGCCATCCAACGACTCCCTTGTCGGGTCCCGATCTCCCCGGGCAACTCGTCATCGTGGCAGAACCCGTTTCGCGGGTGGATCTCAGTCTGGCCGCTGAAGACGCGGCGCGGTCTAGCCATTTCTCACTCCTCTTCGGGCGTGGTGCCCTGATAGAGAGATACTACCTCACACGAACCACCCTGTCAACGCCACCAGCCGAGAATGCACTTTAGATTGATAGATACCCTCAGGGTAGAGAAATCTGCAACGGCCAGCCCGTGCTCAGGGGCAGCCAGTCCGTGCTCAGGGAATCGTGTGGGGATACCCGTGTAGTTAGTATTTCTCAAAATGGTACCCCTATATCTAGCGGGGGTGTTGCAGATTTCTCTACCCTGAGGGTTACTATCACTTTATAAGTTGTAGATTCTAGTAGTAGTCGTGCTCAAGAGAGAAGAAGAGAAGAGGAAGATGGGGCATGTTCGTGCTCAAAAAAAAAGGCGGTATACCTTGGTGGCAAATACTAACAACACGGGTATCCCCTCACTTTATGATGCCCGTTTACTAAACAGGGAGTTTCGACACCCCATGTGTCCGTCTCCCCGGGGTCGTTAGGTAAAGGAATCTTATCCATAACTTATCCACATCTAAACAGGCAGACGCCGTTACGCCCCGTGTTACTGGTAAATGGGAGGTACCAACACCACAACACACCACACTCTTTTATCACCCCTCCCCCCTCCTCCTACCTGCACCACGGGGCACGACGCGTTGCACCGCGCTCCTCCGTCGCACGGAGCAGTACGCGTCGTACGGGCTTCGCCCGTGCAGTTTGGCTGCACCTGCTGCTACGAGCAGCAGGATGCAGGACGACGCCGCAGCGGCGGGAAGAAGAACGGGCGTCAATGCTTCGCAGGGTGTGAACAGTAAGGCAGCGTATTGTCTGCCACCTAGCCACACGGGAGCACGACGATGGCGCAGAACACGAGCATCGGCTACATCTGCCAGTCCGCAGCCGAGCGCGACCTGTACAACAGCCGCTATGCCCAGATCGCGAGCCTCGCCAAGAGCGAAGCCGACCTCATCATGGCGCACCTTGCCGCCCAGATCACCATCGCATGCGTCCGTCGCGACTTCGAAGCGGCTGCGCGCATCCACGACTCCCACGAGTCTGCCATCGCAGACGCAGGCGGCGACTGCTGCTGCCCCGAGTCCATCGAAGAACTCTTCTCGCAGGCCATCGTCTACTCCTTCACCCCTGAAGGCCGTCCCAGCGCGACCCCCGCGTGCGACGGCAAGCAGTTCTACC